GAATATACGCCGAGTCGTGGACAAGACAAAATTGCCCGTTTAAACAGTGTTTCAGACATAATTGCATCAGGGAAAGTATGGGTTCCCCGTACGCGCTGGGCAGAAGAGCTAGTTGATGAAGTTGCTGCGTTCCCTTCTGGAGAACACGACGACTTGGTTGACGCAACAACCCTTGCGTTGATGCGGTTCCGATCCGGGGGCTTTTTACGTCTGCCATCAGACGAGCCCGAAGAAGCTAAATGGTTTAAGAGTAGGCGCGGCGAGCGCTTCTACACAGTATAAGGACACACACAATGGCGATAGATAAAGGCTTATATTCAGCTCCAGAGGGCATCACGGACGTAGAGGACATGTCTGACATGTCGGCTATTGAAATTGAAATTGAAGACCCAGAGTCAGTAACTATTGGTATTGGAGATTTAGAGATTGAGCTAGAGGCCAAAAAGCCTTCCGCTGAAGACTTTGACGCTAACCTTGCGGACTTTATGGATGACTCAGAACTTGAGTCCTTAGGGGGTGACTTAATCGCCGAGTTCGATAAGGACATCAACGACCGCAAAGAGTGGATGCAGACCTATGTGGATGGCCTAAAGTTATTGGGCTTAAAGTACGAAGACCGAACTGAGCCATGGGAAGGCGCGTGTGGTGTATTCCACCCCATGTTGACCGAGTCTGTTGTGCGCTTCCAGAGTGAGGGCATCACCGAAACGTTCCCAGCTATGGGCCCGGTCAAGACGCAAATTATTGGTAAAGAGACCAAGGAAAAGATTGCGGCGGCGGAGCGTGTTAAAGATGACATGAACTACCAGCTCACCGACGTCATGCAGGAGTACCGCCCAGAGCACGAGAAAATGTTGTGGTCACTCCCACTAGCAGGCTCGGCGTTTAAGAAAGTGTACTTCGACCCAAGCAAGGGCCGTCAAGTAGCTATGTTCATCCCCGCCGAGGATATCGTCGTGCCGTATGGTGCGTCTAGTTTGGAAACCGCCGAGCGGGTCACGCATGTAATGCGCAAAACCAAAAACGAGGTTTTGAAGCTACAGGTAGCGGGCTTTTATTCAGATGTTGAGTTGGGCGAGCCAAGCAACGAGCTTGACGACATCGAGAAGCAAAAAGCTGAAGAGATGGGCATGTCCGCCACTTCGGACAACCGCTACCGTATCCTCGAGATGCACGTTGACTTAGACCTGCCCGGGTTTGAGGACTTAGATAAGGACGGTGAGCCTACTGGTGTAGCGCTACCATACGTGGTTACTGTTGAGAAAGCCACTGGCACTATTTTGGCTATCCGCCGTAATTGGTATGAGGACGACGCGCTCAATAATAAACGCCAGCACTTTGTGCATTACCAATACATTCCCGGTTTTGGCTTCTATGGCTACGGTCTTATCCACTTAATTGGTGGCTACGCCAAGTCTGCCACGATGATTATTCGTCAATTGGTGGACGCTGGTACGCTGTCTAACTTGCCCGGTGGTATGAAGTCCCGCGGCCTGCGGATTAAGAACGACGACACTCCAATTTCTCCGGGCGAATTTCGGGACGTGGATGTGCCTTCAGGATCGATCCGTGACAATATATTACCACTCCCATACAAGGAGCCAAGCCAAGTTCTGTACGCCCTATTCCAGAATATTGTGGCCGAGGGTAAGTCGTTCGCCTCTAGTGGTGATATGAATGTGTCAGATATGAGCGCTAACGCTCCGGTAGGCACAACTTTGGCGATTCTTGAGCGTATGCTCAAAGTAATGGGTGCGGTTCAAGCCCGTATGCACTACACGATGCGTCAAGAGTTCAAGCTCTTGAAGGTCATCATCGCCGACTACGCCCCAGAGGAGTACTCGTACGAGCCGGAAGAAGGCAGCCGTATGGCCCGCCGTTCTGACTACGACTCCACAGACGTAATTCCAGTATCTAACCCTAACGCTAGCACTACCGCGCAGAAGATTGTCCAGTATCAGTCCGTGCTGCAGCTAGCCCAGAGCGCCCCGCAGCTATACAACTTACCGTTGTTGCACCGCCAGATGATTGAGGTCTTGGGGGTTAAAAACGCGGACAAGTTGGTACCGATAGAAGATGATGCCGCGCCTACAGACCCAGTCCAAGAGAACCAGAACGCGCTAACGGCCAAGCCAGTTAAGGCGTTTATTGAGCAGAACCACGAGGCGCATATCGCGGTGCACACTGCGTTCATCCAAGACCCTAAGATTCAACAAGTCGTGGGGCAAAGCCCTATGGGCCAACAGATGATGGCTGCAATGATGGCCCACATTAACGAGCATATGGCGTTCCAGTACCGCCGTGAGATTGAGGCTCAGTTAGGTCTGCCCATGCCGAGTGAGGAAGAGAACAAACGCATGCCCGAGGATATTGCGGCTCAGATTGCAGAGTTAGCGTCCCAAGCAGCGCAGCGGGTACTACAGAACGATCAAGCCGCGGCAGCGCAACAACAAGCGGTTCAGCAGCAGCAAGACCCAGTGCTTCAGATGCAGATGCAAGAAATTCAGATCAAGATGAAGAAGCTGGAGCTGGACGAGAAGAAACTAAGTGTGGACGCAGCCGCTAAGACCGACCAGTTGGATATTGAGCGTGAGCGCATTGCCTCGCAGGAACGAATTGCTGGTATGCAGGTTGGAGCTAGGGTAGAAGGTAACAAGCGTGATTTGGCTGCTAAGCAGCAGGCCGAGGGCGTGCGCTTGGGCATTGACATCGCTAAGTCTAAGGTTCAGGCCGCGCAGCAGAACCGCGCTAAAACCCAACAGGGTACAAAATAATGGACGCCAGCGTCGTTAAATACCTGCTTTCGGAGTTAGACAAGCTCCGGGCAGAGCAAGAAAGTTTTTTAGCCACCGGTAGAGCAGCGGACCACGCTGAGTATCGGTATCTCTGTGGGGTTATCCGGGGTCTAACTCATGCAGAGACTATTGTCAAAGACCTTGTGCAAAGATTGGAAAATGATAATGACGACTGAGTTTGATACGTCAGCGGTAGACCTGTCGGGTATTCTGAATACCTCAGCAGAAGAGAAGGCGAAGCAACTGCCTGACCCTAAAACATTCCGCTTGCTATGCGTAGTACCAGAGGCGTCTGAAGCGTTCGCTGAGAGCGAAAGCGGAATTCTTAAAGCCGGTATCTCAATGCAACACGAAGAAGTACTGACCCCAGTGCTGTTTGTAGTTAAGTTAGGACCTGACGCATATAAGGACGCTACCCGCTTCCCTAGTGGCCCGTCATGTAAGGAAGGTGACTTCGTCATAGTCCGACCCAATTCAGGTACTCGCCTGAAAATTCATGGCAGTGAATTCCGAATTATCAACGACGATTCGGTTGAAGCAGTTGTGCAAGACCCCCGGGGCATTTCCCGTGCAAGCTAAGGAGTAATACATGGCTAACAAACAATTTGAAGACGACGACGACTACAAATTCCCAGACGAAATAGAAGCTGAGGCGGAAGATACTTCTGCCGATACAGATAGCAGCGACGATTTTGAGGTTGATATTGAAGACGATACCCCTCCAGAAGACCGTAACAAGAGTAAAGCACCTCCTCCAGAAGAAGTAACCGACGACGAGTTGGCTGCTTACGACGAGAAAGTCCAGAAACGAATTAAACGCTTTACTCGTGGTTATCATGACGAACGCCGTGCAAAAGAAGTCGCTCTTCGTGAACGCGAAGCTGCTGAGCAGTACGCACGCACTATATTGGAAGAGAACAAACGACTCCAACAGCAAGTGTCCACCGGTAGTCAGGCGTATATTGAACAGGCGAAACAAGCCGCTGATTACGACCTTACTTCAGCAGAGCGTTCATATAAAGAAGCCTACGAGAGCGGCGACTCCGAAGCAATGGTTGCAGCGCAACGTAAAATAGCTCAAGCCACGCTCAAGATAGATAAAGTCTCTAATATGAGGCCTATACAAGTAACTGAAAAAGAAGTACAGTTACCACAACGTGCGCAGGTCGATGAACGTGCGGAAAAATGGCGCAGCAAGAACGACTGGTTCGGACAAAACCGATCTATGACAGCTTTTGCTCTGGGTCTACATTCCGAGTTGGTCGAAGATCGTGGTATAAACCCTACGTCGCCCAAGTACTATCAAGAAATTGATAATACAATGCGCAAAAGATTCCCCGATTTTTTCGGGAGCGATGAGGACAATGAGGTTCCTTCAAAAGAAACTTCAGAACCGGCTTACGAGGAAACTCCCCGCCGTGCAACAAGACCCGCTACCGTTGTGGCCCCGGCTACACGTAGCACTCCGCCCAATCGTATTAGATTGAAGGCTTCTCAGGCAGCGATTGCTCGCCGACTGGGGGTACCTTTAGAACTCTACGCGAAACAGGTTGCTGAACTTAAAAGAGGTGAACAATAATGGCTGAACAACAAAAACGACTGAGCCGCGAACTTGAAGATCGCGTAGCAACGTTCCAACGTCCAGAGTCTTGGCAAGCGCCAGAACTTTTGCCCTATCCGGCTGAGCGTCCCGGATGGAAGCACCGTTATGTTCGATTGAGCACTATGGGCGTCTCAGACGCCAGCAATATCTCTTCTAAGTTACGTGAAGGGTATGAACCCTGCAAAGCAGAGGATTATCCTGAGCTGATGATGCACGCTACCACCGAGGGTCGCTTTACGGGCGGCATTGAAATAGGTGGGCTGTTGTTATGTCGTATTCCTGAGGAATTCCTCAAGCAAAG